TTCTGTGCAACCAAGTATCTGAGTGACTCAAGTTCTCCAATATTTGGAACTAATAGTGCCATTTAAACAACTCCCCTACAGGTTATGATTTTTAATAACTATCTTTATTTATAATTTTAATTTCAAAGAAACTAGAAAACGATTTATATTATTCACGGCGACTACATCAAACGTCAAAATATTACCAGCAACTAGAGTTGTATCCCAATTAGTTAGGTTATCATCTCTAACTTTTCTATTATTTGTCATTTGTGGATAAACTCCACCAACTATAGAAGTGAAAGTTGGGAATGTTGAATATGTTGATTTTTTTATATCCAAAGTTAAATCACCTTGTTGATCAGACAAGATGACCAAAGATTCAATAACCCCACTTACATCCAAGGTTACAGAACCCTTATTTCCTGCAATCATTGCAATAGATCCACTATCAACAACATAATTAATGGTTCTAGTTAAATCTGCAGTTGTTGCAAGAGCAATAATAAAAACATCATCACCAGGATTTGGTGCTACAGTAAATATTATATTATTAGTAGATGTTGTATAATCTTCAATAGGTTCCATTACAAGATTATTTTTTACAACAATCAATTGTTGATCGTTAATTGGGACATATCCAGTTCCAGTTGATGATAAACCGAAAGTATGGGCTGTTCCTGTAAATTGTGAATTTATATTATCAAGGATAATATTTCCATATTGAATTGATTTAGTGGGAATCTCATAATCAACACCAATTCTATAAGGACCTGGCTCATTTAACGTTACTAAGTAATCTGTCATTATGATACTCCGGGAGTTACCAGAACATTTCCTTGAACAGCTCGGGTTCTGTAAGAATTAGGAGAAATAAGAATAACATCATAAACATAACGACCACCTTCAATCGCGTCAGTCGCAGTATATCCCATAGAAACTGCAATTTTTCCATTGATTCTATCGGGAAAAGTTAATGTTAATGGGTATGTTGTTGAAGATGTTGGATGTTTCCTAATTGAAGAAATACCCGTATATCCAGTTAAATTTAATGGTGCGTTATTAGTATTCCTGATAGTAAAGGTGGCTTGAAAGTCAACCCCTTGTTCAAGAACTAAGTTTACATTCCTTGCCGCCATTATTAGAATCCGTTTTTAAGTATTTATGATTAGGAGTTTAATTTAGACAAAATCAATTTCATCATATCTTTTATCTCACCCACATCAGTCTTTAATTGATCTATTTCATTAACTTTATTATTAAGTTCATTTAATCTATTAATTTCTTTTATTTTTTCAGTTTTCAATTCCAAATATTTTTCATAATCAGAATCAGAACAATTTAAGATAGCGTTAGAGTTTTCATCTCTGAATAGCCCAATATTTCCTTCTACAGGTACTAACATAATTTTAAATAGTTGCAATAACTCTAAAGTCTCTAATTTTTGGAACAAAAGATGAATTTGTTCCCGTCATTAAAAGCTTTATTTGGAATCCATTAAACTGTGGAAGATTGGAAGCTGTAAATTCATAAGAATTGAAATTATTTTCAGATGTAGAACTTGCTACATTTTTATCAGGTCTTCCGTTATTCTTGGAAGAATTAATAACTTGTAGATTTGCATCTAAATTATCATATCCTGGGAATAATTGCCAAAGTTGAGCTTCTGCCGGAGAGTCAGATCTAAAGATTCTATAACATGCTCTAATTTCATTTGTTGAATGTCTGAAAGCGTCAAAGAATACTTTTAGATTGTCAGCAACTTTATCCAAAATAACAATATTACTTAAATAAATTGCCGCTGTTGGATCATCTATTAAGGAATTAACTCTAGAATCTTCCGCATAATTTGTAACTTTGGAGTTAATTCTATTAGCAATAGTAACCAGATTCACTCTATCCAAATCAATCATTGGAGAAACTTTTTCATCTTGAGTTGTCAAGGTCAGTTCCATAGTAAATGATTTTTTACCAGGAAAACTTGACAAGTATGTTTCTTCATTAATTTGCGAAGAAATAATTCTTGGAGAATTAAATTCATTATTTGAATTAAGAGATATATCTGCAAATCCTTGATCTACAAATGAAGTTAAATCACTATCTGGAGTAGATCCACTAAACGTTCTTGCTTTTGCGGATATAGATGTTTTTTGTGGTAATAATGTTTGAATATTTGGTCGAATAACATTAAATGGTATGTTTTGAGTTGCTTTTGGTCCCTTCGGAGATCCCAATAATGGAACAGTATCATATGATCCACATGACTTATCATCATTAAAATACAAGGCAGGATATCCAAGTACATTTCCAGGTGTTCTATCAATACCTCTACTACTCATTCCAACCTTAACATAATAGTAATCTAAATCACTTGGATAAGTAACTGAATTAGTATCAGATAGATTATGAGTTTTATTTATTCTTCTTAAGGAAATTCCATTTAATTCATATTTAAAGATTGGGAATTCAACATCATATGATCCAGAAATTGTGTCATCAATATTTCTAGTGATTCCAATTAAACTATTTGTAGAAGTAACTACTCCAGTGTACCTAATAACCTCATTATCAATTAAAATATATCCAGGATTTATAGACGAAACGGGAACATTCTCAAAACTTGTAAATATTCCAACAGAACTTACTGAAATGTTACTTGTAGAAGTTGAATCATATAATGCCTTTAATGTTTCTGGTTTTTGATCAGGTTGAATTCCTGAAAGAGCAACTTTGTCAACCGAAGAGTACATTCCATGATTATTATGACTAACTTTAAAGTGCAATCCGTCTGTTAAATCAGTTATAGTATTTACAGTTGCATTAGAAAGAAGTGAAGTTCCAGAAGAACCAACATAGTACAGACTGTCTACAGTATTCTGATTCAGAGTTCCCTGTACTCTATCTACTAATAGAGAATTGAAAGAGGAGATGATTCCTACATTATTTGGAATGGTAAGAATTAAATTAGTACCAAGTCCATCTGTTTGGGAATAGTTAACTTCCAATGAATCTCCATAAGCATATCCAGTTCCACCAATAGAAACGGTAGCAGCAATAGCAACACCATTTTGGACACTTAAATTTACTTTAGCGCCAAAACCAGAACCAGTCATTGAAATTGCATCTACATTGGAATATGTTTTAAATGTAGATGTAAACCCAGTTCCCGCTGAAGTTATTACTAACGTACTTCCAATTCCTACGGAACCAACTATACTCTTCAGATTAGACCTAAAAGTTTGATTGTTACTTTGTAGAATTGGACTTCCAGGAGTTAAACCAGTGACTTCAGAAGAAGTTAAACTTTTTCCTAATCCAATCAAGGTTGATTTGGAAATGCAATCTAATGGATTAGGTCTTAGGGTTACAATCTGGTTATTACCAATATCCAATTTTGGATTATAGAATCTAACCGTAGAAGATCCAGTAACAAACTTTGCTCTATAAAGAGTCAATTTCAAATCTTCTAATTGGCTAGGATCCCATGTAGCGCCATTCTGCGATTTAAATAATGATCCCAATAAAGGTTGTTGTGATACAACTATTTTTTGCGACTCTGGTAAATTCAATGTTGTTACATCTTCTTCACCCATCCTAGAAATCCATACTGTATATTCATTTGATGCCGAAATCAATACTACACAATAGTCATTTCCACTCTCAAGATAAACTGGAGATGGGAAAGTAAATGTTGTTGCAGTTCTACCATCTTCAGATACATTAACCTGACTTGGATCTAAAACAACTTCACCGAAAGGAATAATTGTTGTTGTAGGCAAACCAGTTTGCATAGTTCTGATTTGCATAGTAATTGGTAGATTATTAGTATCTTTAGTTTTGAAGAATAAATCACATTTTGTAATGAAAATTCCATTTTCATCTGGAACTTCGAAAGATTGTGCAATTGGGTCAACCCATCTTGTTTGAACTACAGTACGGTTTATAAAGGTAGTTCCAGCTGTTAATGTTGTTTCTCGATTCGTTAAAGTTCTTTCTTCAGTTCTACTAGTTCTTTCAATATTTGCATTTCTTGTCCTCAAAGTAACTTCTTCAGTATTGTTTATAGTTCCAGAGGATCTAAATTTAACATCAGCTATACTATCAGTAGCACCAACGATTGTTGTGTTAGTAGAACTACTTGTGAGAGTAAAAGTTTTTGTTCCTGTTTCAAATGATGGAGTAGATTGTAATGTAGAATCCGGAATAAACAATGATCCAATTAACGTACCTGAAGCGTCAGTAACTAATCTAACATCTGTTACTTTTGCGATTGCTTTAGAAACCTCACCTCTTAGTTGCATATTTGGGATAATATGTCCATAAAATCCTGAGGCAGATTGTAATTCTAAAGAAGCGGTATCAACATTCAATATAGTTGATGTTGTTGAATATGCTGTAGGTATTAATTGAGTAGGTGAATATGGATTATCGACATAAACCTGTTCAGGTTGATTATATGGTCCATACTTATGATTAGCAGTAGCTAATCTAAATCTAATTGAAGTTGTTCCCACAGTACCAACCACTGTTTCACCAACAGTAAAAGTACCGCTTTCCATTTGAATTTCGATAAGTTTTGGAACAGCATATTTGTTCATATCAACGTTATCAAAAAATGCATATACTCTTGTTTTTGGTTTTAATCTTCTTGATATGAACTCAATATTTCTAGATCTCATTACATGAATAATATCCGTAGATACGACAGAAGTTCCCAAGTTAACGGAATCAATTCTTTCACCAACTTTATACTGAATACCCTGTCTAGACTGTTGTGTAGTTGTAAGAGTTGTAGAATTTGTAAATGTTAAGAATTGATCTCTGAAAGTTTGTTCTTCTCTCCACCAGTTGCCTGTAGAACCAACAAAAGTAGTTCCTTGGAATATAGTATGTACGTTTTCTCTAGAAATTTCTTGTGTACCAGTCCAAGTAGTTTCCCAAGAACCCCATTCTATTGGTGATAGCCCTGTATTAGTATCAACACTTAATTGTCTTATTGTGGCCTCATAATTTCCTTCTTGTTCTATAGTCCTTTTTGATCCTCTAGTTTCAATCCAAGTGTCTGTTGATGGATTCAATTCTATAGCACCAATCCAATTAACAACATTAAATGGATTAACATTTTCAACTCTAGTTGCAAATGTGTTTCTCAAAAATACTTCATCACTATACTTCAAACAAACAACATCGCCAACTTTGACTGTATTTGGATTTCCCAAATCTTTTACAAATCTCAAATCTGCATCTGGATTTGATAGATTTGATGATCCAGTTACCGATTCGGAACCTAAAAGAAGGTCTATTGAGGTTGTATAGTGTTGAGGTCTAAGTAATCCTTCTTTAGTATCAATACTACACTTATGTTGAGGATCCCCCAAAGATCCTGAACGTATTGATTTGAAATTATCTACAAGAAAACCACATTTAAATCTATCTAATTGAGTTTGAGAATCTCTTAGAGTTAAATTTTTAGTATCAGTTTCTAAAAGAGATAATGAAGTGTAATATTCGATGTTTTTTATTCTATCTTCAAGTCTTGCAATATCTTGCATCCTATAACGTTTATGTGAAGATAATTTCACCGTCACATCTCTAATATTATAAACATATGGGTTCATAATAATTGTAGCTACTTCCATAGCATTTTCAATGATGCTTGGGGAAATTGGACCCTGTGATGCTACCCCTTTTGTAACAAAGAATTCACCATATTTGTTAAGGTATAATTTATCAATTCTACCAAGATAATATGAATATGATAAAAATAAATCTTTATCTTTAGCAAAATTATATGGACTTGAATTGGTTGCAGGTAAAAACTTTCTTGAATCAAATTCAAATGGAGAAAAAGGAGTTGATGTGTTATTATATGGACTAACTCTTGGTCTTAAATCAACAATATCACTTGATTTATAATAAGAAATTCTTGGCAAATCTCTTGAATATCTTTCTCGTTCATAAGAACTAACTGTTACAAAATCTCCATCATCATTTGGATCTATGTAATAATAATTATATACTACTTTTAATCTTTTTGTTGGTGCAGTTACACCAGACTTTCTTCTTAGTGATGAATAATCAGCTATTTCTAAAGTTTGTCCGTCGTCAAAATTAAAATCTGATATAATATTTCTATCCCCTTCTATCAAAGTACTTATTCTAGCACTAACATTTGATTCGCCAAATACAATTTTTTCACCTTTAGTAAAAGTATTTTCATTAATATATACAAATTCTAATTGATTTGTACCATTAGTAGAAACAAACAATGCAATTGCATTACTCGATTGACCGTAAATTGTTTCACCTTTAATTGCATTTAAAATATTTGCATTTAAATCAACAACTTCTAATCTTGGCAATTCAGCATCATTTGAGTTAGAAGATTCAAAAACACCCGCAATGTAGATTACATCTGGAACATTTAATGATATTCTTGAGTCTTGTACTCGTGTCCCATAGTAAGGACTATATGTTAGTCCATCATTAAGAGTTGTACTACCTATTCCAGATGAACGGGTACTAGAATTTCTGATATCTAAAATGGCGCATCTATTATAAATTTTCTTTCTAGACTTTAATCTTCTTTTTCTTAAAGTAGCCGTTAAAGTTGCAGAACCATTTTTACTCAAATTTACTAAAGTTAAAGTTCTTCCAGAAGTAATTGTAAATTGATTAGAAGTTAATCTTTCAATAGTACCATCAGAAAATACTAAAGAATAATCTTCTTCATCAAACGGCTCTAAAGTAATAGTAGTATCACTTTCTAATGTTGCTGTCAATCCATTCGATGCAACAGTTACCGAATAAGACTTCCTATAGACTATTTCAGCATCAGAAACATCAACACTTGCAACATTTGGATTTTGTAACTCAGCAAAGAAAAATGATTCTTTTGAATTTAATAGTGTAGAAACTCCCTTTAACAAACTACTTGTAGTCGTTGAACTTGCAGGAAGTCCTCCACTATTAATACCAGAAACACTTGTAGTTGCTTGAATAGTTATAGATTTTGCAGAAGAATTTACAGAAGTGACTCTATTATAAGTCGGTAATATTTCTCCAGATTTAGTATAAACAAAAATATCTCCAGTATTAATTCCTACTCCAAAAGTTGAAGAAGAGGTTGTTACAGTACTTATTCCACCAGAACCTGTAGAAATAGTAAAACTAGTTCCTTGTGGTGCAATAGGAATTCCTACAGTTATTGCAGTATCGGCTGTAAAAGATGTTGTAGTTCCAACATATCCAACTACTTGTCTTATGTCACCAAGATTATAGTCTCTAACACTAATTATTGTTCTGGATACATCTTGTCCATCAATTTTTAATTGTTCGCCTACAATAAAATCTCCAGAAACTTGATATAGTATTACTTGATTACTATTTGTAACTGATGAGGTTAAATATCCAGATGCTGAACTATTTTTACCTTCAACAAATGCTGGTTTAGAAAGAGTTATAGTGGCATTTAATGTCAAATATGTATAAGTTTGCAAATCATAAAGTGATGCTTCGAAAACAGTGGAAGCATCAGTATATGCATTATTTTTTAACTTTAAATCATAAACTCTACCTACACCTATAGGAATTCCAGAAGGCAGTCCTGGAGTTGCAGTTCTATTTGAATATAAAGTTACCTGACTAGTTGAACCGAATCCAACAGGAATGGATCCATAAACATTATTAAGTTCTACTTGTTTACCTAAACTGAAGGGAACAGTTACATCCTTAACAGTTTCGGTGGTTCTTGGTTTTTCTACATCGGCATTCACTGTTACAAGAGTCTCTACTTCATATCCTTTAACATATGCTTTTCCTGGTGAAATCTGCAATGTTAATAGGTCGTCTGAAGGGGTACTTCCTTGTTTTGTTAGTTGATCTGGATTATAAATGCCATTATTTCCTATTTTGTCATTTAATGATTCTTTAGCAATAACTTTGAATGGGGTTACATAGTAATCTCCAGATTCATCAGATGTTCTTCTTGCCAATTCATCTGTTATTAGAGAAGGAATGTTTTCTTTTTTTAGAATTCTTTTAATATTTCCATTTTCAATTCTCAGTAATTCGACAAAATTTTCATCATTAAAATCGTTTAAAGATTTTTTTATTAGAGTTGATACAATTCTAAGTCTATCTGCTCCAGGAGCAGCAAAATTTGAAAATCCTCTGGCATTATCGAATAAGTCGAAATTTTCTTGAGAGGGTACGGCTATATCTTCAAAAATAGATAATCCTATTCTATAGGAAGGTAAATTTGAATATTGATCTAATATTACAGTCTGTGGAAAAACATCTACAAAAAATCCTCGTATAAAATAAACACCGGATTCTATTTTTGCAGCAGATCCAGTAGCTGTTGAATTTGATATAATAGTAGTTGCAAATGATGACTCTAATCTAATGACCCCTAATCCATAATCAATATTTTCTAAAACAATTAAATTTTCCCCGTCAACAAAAGTGTTGCGTGTAAAATCGGTTTCACTGGAACTTTGGTACTTTATATACAATGTATAAGTATCATTTTCAGATTCTTCACTGGTAATATAGTTTTCAATCTTGGCAAATACTCCACTTGTCTCGCCTTTTATTTGTTTTCCAACTAGATATGGCAAATAAGTTATTACAGGGATACTTAAGTGAGTTGGATCAATTTGAACACAAGTATATTCGGAATCATATGCAATGTTTCCGGGAATTACTACAGATCCTTCTTTAAAGAAGTGTTTACCAAATTTCTCAACCTGATTTTGTAGAATAGATTGAAGTGTTGTTAATTCTCTTGCTTGAATTGGAGTTCCTGGCTTAAATAAAACTCTTTGATAATTTTTTGTTGGATCAAAATCATCAAAATATGGAGATGTATTTAAATTAGTGTTTTGTGCCATTTCTATTAGAACTCCAATACAATTTTAATGTCTTCTTTTTGATTAGTTGATCTGGGAATTGGTTGCCTATTATCCAAATAGATAATGTCACCGGATTTTTTATTATATTCAGCAGAAGAAATGCCCGCTACAAACTCTTGGCCTAACTGATATATTCTATTATTTATTGTGGTACTTACGCCACTAAAATTAGAATTAATTGATAATGTAGGACCAATGATTGACGAACAATTAATTGTTAATCCATATCCAACATCTGGATTTGATGTGAATGGGATAATTTTAAATCCAGTTTCACTTGAAGCTAAACCAGTTGGTTGATAATATTTTAAAACACCTGTTATTGGATCCCAAGATGACACAAATCCAATTGCAGTAGAACCCAATCCTACGGTCTGTTTAATTACAGAATCTACACCATATGTTGTGTTAGTTGTAACTCCAGATAGTTTTAAAGCATTCAATCCACTAACCAAAGAGGCATCCAATAGTTGATTATTGCTTCCAACTATTGTTGGATTTTTCAAAATTCCAACTCTAGCAAAATCATTTCCTAAAATAATGTCTGGATTACTTTCTAGAGTTTCATATCTAGAATATAAAAGAACTCGATATGCTCCTAATTCTCTATAAACATCATATCCATGACCACCTTTTGGAGGGATGATGACATTAAAAGAAGCTATAGATGTAGTTCCTATTCCAGTATTACTCAATTGACGTAAGGGACCAGTAATTTCAGAACCAGGGGCTCCTGGATAAAATTGAATTGTTCCATAAGTATATCCTTTTCCCCCATCAGTAACAAATACCTCAGAAACTTTTCCAAAAGAATCGATTGTTATTGTAGCTTTTCCTCCAGAACCATCTCCTAGAATTGGAACATTTGAAAAAGATGTTGAAATTGGTTGATAATTAGAACCCCTATTATTAACCAATATTACTTCTATTTTTCCATCAATTGCGTTATTTTTTGTAGATATTGATTCTCCAGTATTTCCCCAATCCTCTGGTACTGGAATAAATTCAATAGAATCAAATTTAACGATTTCCGAGGGTTTAATAGTATACAAATATTTCCATATATAACCATCTCCACTAGCACCAGCTGCTCTAGGTTCTAGATCAATAAAAGTTGGTTGGTCAAAGGATGGTCTTCCTTTTGGGTTTTCTGGATCAGTTCCATTTTGCAAACATATATAAACTCTCAAATCTTCATTTATTACATAATAATTTGCTTCATATAGACTTGTCTGAGACGTAACCGAAGTTACATTAAACACAGTATAATCATGTCTATACATTTCATAAGTATTTCCCGCAACCCAAGTAACTTTTCTAACAAGTCTTCTTACATCTTGACTTGCAATTTGTTTCAAAGATATGATACTTTCTTTAACTTGAAATTCTTCCCTAAATCCATCTAAAGGAGATGGGGTATTTGAAACCCAAGTTGGAGATCCTCCAGCAGCTGAATTATTACTATTGGGAAGTCCTATAAAAGTATAATATTTGTTTGAAGTATCACCTACTCCAGAAACACTTTTTACAAAGTTATCTGCATTTAAGATTCTAAACTGATCTGATATTATAGCGGGCATTTTAGAACATACTTTTTTTTATTTAGTTACATTTTACTTACTTATTACACTTCTAGTCCTTATAATTTTCGGAGAAGACGAAATTCCAGAAATTCCATTATCATTAAAAACTTCAAAAGTCTTTGGATTATCTAAAATTCTATTTTGATAGTCATAAATCTTAGCCCAACTATATTTGCCATAATAATTATTTGTTCCAACTCCAGTATTGTTTGAACCTCTTGTATAAACTTTGACATAATTATCCACCATAGGAGCAAAGTTGCACGTAACAGTAACAATACCAATGGATGGTGTGGTTATATCTTCTACAATATAAACTCCATCTATAAAAGATTTTGCTATACCAATTTTAGAATTTGGATAGTTACTCATACCACCAAGAAGTGTGGTAATTCCCACTAGGTCCCCACCGGTTTCCACATTACTATCAGTAATAACAAAATAATCACCCTTAGATAATTGACTATTGAGGATTCCAAAGGTATTAAGGGATGAATATCCAATACCTAAAGTACTATTATCATATTGTTCGGATTTTAGTGTAAAAGAAATCTTTGGAGAAGTTGTTCCAATTCCGGGAGTTCCAGAAATATATGTTGTGACTCCAATAATCACTCCATGATCACCAACAACTTTAAATGATCTAATTAATTCTGTATTATAACTATCTGGTTCTATTATTACTGGTGGTAGATTATTTAAGTCATAACCAAACCCTCCATTAGTAATCTGTATGGAAGTAACAACTCCAGAAGTTACACTAGAAATAGCCTCAGCTCTGTTATAAACTGGTTCTGCATATATTGCAGTAGCTCCAGATCCTATGGCGACATACCTTCCATTGGGACCAACATTATCTACAAATATTAAATCATTGATAAAGTTGGCTTGTGATGTTGATCTATAAATCCAATTACTTAAATCAAAGGAATAATATAAATCACCTAAGGCGGTAACAATAACATAAAAATCATAGTTGTAATAAATGTTTGTTATGTTTACAATTCCAAGATTATTTGGAATAATTTCATAAGAAGTTCGATCTACTGATCTAATAACTACTCCATAATCTCCAACAGCAACGTATTTTCCATCAGCATAAATTACCTTATTTAAATTGGTAATAACTGGAGAACTTACAAATTCCCAAATATTTCCATTATTTGACGTTCTAATTATTCCATCATCACCAACAGCAACAAAATATTCAACTCCAAAAGATACACTATTCAGGTCGGATAAAGTTTCAGAATATCTACTGACAAGTGAATCTGTACCTACTCCTGTTCCCACAAATATTGATCCGGCTACACCAACTGTAACCCAAGTATCCGTAACACTTGAATATACAATTTGATTAAATGTGCCAGTATATCCACTACTTACTCTACTGACTGCTCCAAAACCAGGGATTGAAACCTCTTCTTCTAATGGAATTTGTGTCCATGAAGATATTGTATTACCATAATCTGTGGCTTTTATCACTTGTCCAAGATTTCCTACAGAAACCAAGAAATTGCTTGTTCCAACTCCCACTACATCAAGTGAATTAAAATTAGAAGATTGACCAAATCCCACTGTAGAAACTTGCCAATTTATTCCATCAAAACTTGTGGAATACACTGAGTTATTTCCTACAGAAATAAATTTATCTTTATATTTAATAGATTTCAAATCATACGAAGTCGATAGTCCAACACCACCAGTCCAATTGAAAATAGGATCTTTTTTGAGAATTAAAGACTCGGAAATGATTACTTTGGGTGATTGCGTATTAGCATATCCAATTCCACCACTAGTAATAGTAATTGATGAAATTGTAGATGCTGATGATACTACACATTCGCCTAGAGATTCCTGAATAGATCTATTTTCCAATATTAATACATCTCTTATATCTTCTGGAAGAGAATCTAAATCTGAAAATAGTGGATATGCATTGTCAAGATATATTACAGTGTCTGTAGGTTCAATTTTTTTAATGATAGTTGCAGTAGGTTTAATATTACTTTGTAAATTCGGTCTTGACTTGGAATATAAAGAACCATTGATAACAGTATCATTAAGTTGTTTCTTCCAAGTAAGAGGTCTAATTTTTGTAGGATCAGTAATAATACCAACTGAATAATAATTAAAAGTTTCAAATTGATCGGCAGCAGTAATTTTTTTAACAACTCTATCAAATTGCGAAATGTCAAATAAATCTTCAGGATTCTCCTGTATTGTTACAGTATCTCCGGGTTTAATTGTTTTGGGTGGGTCAATTAATTCAACATCAGTAGAAGAACCTCTATAGTATAAAATAACGCATTTAGATCCTGATTTCGGTGGTTCAGTGAATATTACTCTAGTTCCTGAAAACTTATATGCTACATTCGGAACTTGTAAAATATCATTTATGTATATGAAAATGTTATTAGTTATGTCCAAATCAGTTCCATCAGGAACTCTCAGTCCTAGAACTTGTTTTACTCCATTTAAAGTAGTTGTGAGTGTAAATTTCTTTGTAAATCCATTAAAGAATTCTGAAATATCATCAAATTGTACAAATTGTCCAGGATAAAATCCGAAGAAACTATCAGTTTGCACTTCTTCAACTGTTAATACAAAAGGCTCAAAACTTAGTGATGAATCAGTTACTATTCCAATAGGAGTGAGTTTATCACCAACTTTATATCCAACTCCAGGTTCATCAAACTTATATGTTATTATACTCGAACCCATACCAACTTCCACTGTAAGTTTTGCCTTTTGGCCAACTCCAGAAGTTCCGCCAGTATAACCCAAACTGAGATTACTATATCCAGTTGGTATTCCGATTACAACTTCTGGTCTTGATGTTGTGGTGTATCCAGATCCAGCGTTAACAATAGTAAATCCGGAAATTGTGCCTGCAGCACTCACTGTAGCTACAACACTTGCTCCAAATCCAATAGTAGATGCAATACTAACAACTGGAGAAGACCTATATCCAGATCCAGATCCAGTAACAATTACACTACTAATAGTACCAGCAGCAGAAACAGTTACAGTAGCAGCTGCTCCAATTCTAGGAGCATACCCATAACTGGTTGATATTGATACTTTTGATATTTTTCCAGAATTTGGGGTTCCTGATAAGAATTTAATTACGTTTGTTCCAACTCCATCTACTGTATAATCACTTGTTGGATTTTGGAATACATTGTTAATAAGAACTATAGGATTATTATTAATATTAGTAGAACTGTTTACATTGTTAAAAATGGTACTTGTAGTTTGTCCACCAGATTTTAAAGTAAATTCTGTTGCTGCAATACCTGTAAACGATAGTGATATGTCATCAAATAAAATGTTCCTATCTTGCGTAATATATGGATCAAACTTTCTACTAAAAACTCTACCTCCAAATGTGGATCCGGTTTCTAACCCTACTGGTCCAATTTTTCCATTTGGTGCTTGATCGAAATAGATTACATCTCCAACGATATTAAAATCACCGACTAATACCGTTCCACTAGCGCCTACAGTGTGTGCTGATGCAACTGTACCAAAGTAACCGCGTTCAACTTCTACTTGGTTCGCAGAGGTTACGCCAATGGTTTTAATAGAAACATATTCACTATCAATATTAATAATATCGTTAGTAGATAGAGATGAAATTCCAGAAGAAATACTTATTATTGTTGTTGATGCTGAAGAAACACTAGAAGCAAAAGAAACATTTAGTGATTTTCTAGAAACAGCTTTCTGTATTATTCCATCTATAGTAATAATTACACTAGAGTTTGGTTCTTTATATGATAGTGAATGTGTTGCAGTACCTATTCCAGTTAAGTTGAAAAATATACTTGTAGATAATCCAGAAAGTTTAAACTCATTATCATTTAATTTATAAACAAATACTGAAGTTGGTAAAACTTTGGCGCCAAGTTCCAATGGCGTAAATGATATATTATCTCTAGAACCTACTCCACCAATATAAGTTCCTGCTATAGAAATAACAGAATTGTTGGTATAATTAGACCCACCATTTAAAACTTTTACATATGTAACCGCACCAGTTGAATCTCTAGAAACATCAAAAGTTGCTCCACTTAAATCTGAAGAAGGAACTGAAGAATAACTTGTATTTGCCTGGGCTTGTATTACCGTTGGTCCTGTTTTTGAGATATTAAATCTCAAATCATTAGTAGGACTTGTTCCAGAAAAATGAGTTCCAGAAATAGAAACTTGTTCCCCAAGGTTATATCCATATCCACCATAAGTTGGAATAATTGATGTGGATATAGCCACACCACCACCGTTATAAGAGATCAATACATTAAATAATGCATTTGTTCCAAGTCCAGTTGTATTAACTCCCAACACTTGGGTATAACTTATAGTCCCAGTTGGGCCTGTTGGAACTGTTCCAGAAATAGTCGTTGTAATTGCAACATTATAACCATTTTCTAAAATAGCAGTTCCACTAAAATTATAAACATTCAATAGTGTGTCAACATCACCAGAAACATAAGAGGTAGTTGCAATTCCAACTGGACTTCCTCCAGAATATGAATATATCAATTCCTGTCCCGACTGGAAATTGTGATTTGAAATTATAAATTTATCATTAACAATATCAACTTCATTACCAGAAAATTCATGTTTGAATAAAGAAGTTCCTTTATTTTTTAATTTAAATGTGGTTAATCCAACAACTGATCCACCCTTAGCTAAAGATGGATATATTATAGAATTGGGACTTGCTGTTGTACCAATTCCAATAGTTGTAGTAATTATTCCCACATAATCACTAATCGATGTGAAAACATCTACATAACAGTTTTCACTGTAATTTGGACTGCAATCAAAATCAGGTAAAACTGCATAATTTAGATATTGGGATGTAGATATAAAACCTCCCTGGGCAGTACCACCGCTTACATAAGTGTAAGTAATGGTTGATGGACCTACATTTATTCTAAATCTTAATGAATCAACAACTTCTACTCTGTAAACATATTTTTCGAGTGTTAAAGGTCCGGTGGCTAGACTAGAATTCGGGAAAATTGCAGTGGTTATTCCACTTCCAGGATTAAATGAGAATGATATATTTTTTAGAACAACATAGTTAGTGTTTGTTGCTGATAATCCATGACTGGTTGTAGTTGTAACAGTTGTTATGCCTGTTATATTATTATAAATGACAGAAGATATTCCAACAGAATTGCCAAGTTGGTATGATGTTTTAACCCCAACATTATTAATAACATATTTTGATAAATCGATAATATATTTAAATGCATCAATAGTTTGAGTAGATACTCCTGCAACATAACTAGTTCCAAGTCCGGCCCAATAATTCAGTCCCTCTTCGATAGATTCATTATTAGATTGATATTTGAGATCATGAGAAACTGCATCAATGACATATCCAACACTATTGTAGAATACAGTCTTGCTCCAACCAACGTTTGTACTAATACCTGGATATTTTGCAGTAACAAATCCTACAACCTCTTCCTGAATAAAAATTTTATTATCATCTAGTAAATCCGAAGCACCAGAAAAACGTTCGTCCAACAATTGTAAAGAACTTCCTTCAAATTGATCACTAATATCGTCAATCTCAACAACCTTATTTGTTTTATTAATAATGTAAGAACTTAAATCAATTCCTTCATCGAGGTATACATTCTGAATAGATCCATCGGGCAATAATTCTTCTTCATAAACTCTAGCAAAATTTGTCTTGAGATTTACAGGTACTGTTTGATCAATATTAATGAATGTGAATGAATCTGTTGCTGACAATCTTGGCTTCATGTTTGAAGATTTGGCAATTCCCAAATTAACTTCATTTAAAGTTGGTTTGGTTAAAATTTCTAAATCAGAAAATTCTTTAAATCCGGAAGGATGCACAATTGACCTTACGGACTCTCTCCATACATTATATGGAATACTTCCCTTAATAGAATATGAGAATTTTTGATAATAGAAATTGTCGGAAATTTTTTGTAAGGAATCATTTAAAATACCAGAAGAAAGATCTATAGAAGATGTTTTATCTCTAGAAACTCCCAAAGTAGCATACAAATTAAATACATCAAAATATTCTACTGTACCATTAATTTTAGATATTTCTCCAAAAATTTTATCTCCTATGTTTATTTCACCAGAAATATTTTTTAATCTCATTTGATTGAGTTTATTATCCCAACCATTTTCCATTACTGTACCGAAAAATGTCTCTGAAGATACTTTTTCATTTGAAATGTAACTAACGTCATCTTTCAATACCATACTAAACTCGGGCATGTCATTTTTGTTAATAACAATACCCAAATTCAACTCGTCACTATATGTACCAAAGGAACCTGTAGAAATTCCAGCCATATTATAAGTTACTGTATTATTGTTAGTGTTTACGCCAACAACATCAAAGAAGGAATAATTATATGAAGATGAATTAAAATTAGCTTCATCTAATGTAGAATCAGTTAATCTACAATTTTCAATAAAAATTTTATCTCCAATTTTGAATGGATATACATAATCAGTCCTTCCGAATCCAGAAGATATGAAGGGGTTGAAAGTAGGATTGTTAGTTAATTCTAATGTTACTAAATTACCAACTGCAGAAATTGCATCAATTTCATAACCATTTGAATTATATATTGGGATAATATCCAATGGTGAAGATAATGAAGTAGAATTTTTAATAATATCTACGGAAGTTACAGATCCTCCAGATGTTTTTGCATTAAGTTCAATTCCACTAGTATCATTTTTTACTATCAGTTTTGGTGAAGTATTATATCTTCTACCTCCAGTAATGATTCCAATATAATCTATGGTCCGTATATCTTTTATTCCAATAACGGTTGGTATACTCAAAGATGGTGAAAGTGTTGGATCTGTTGGGTAATCAAAACCATCTTTAACTCTACTGAAGGTCTCAACTCTTCCCACATTTGGAGATATTAGTTTTAATACTGCATTTTTACCGGAAACACTTTGTACTCCTCTAATACTAGGTAATTTTCGGTAACCTCTGCCTGAAAAATTGATTTTTAATTTAGATATAGGGCCTAATGCACTGGTAGATGTGGTTTTATATGAAAACTTCGTGGCACTTTGGATAATAATATTAGTTTCAATAAAAGTTAACTTTTTAGTATTAAAGAAAGAAAATGTTTTATCAGAAGAAACTGATACTTTAAATTTACTATTGAGTTGATGATTTATTATAGAAATTTTGTTATGAGACTTTACATCATCATCCGATGATATTTGTTTTTTACTTTCGTCAGATGATCCCTTAGGAAACAGATTATAATAAATTGGGAAAAATTGTGCGGAAAGATCTAAAATAATTTTAGAATCTGCAGTTCCCGGAACTCCTTCTCTACTTACGAAAAATCCGGTTCTTTCATTAATTTTTTGAATAAAATTAGAATCAAAGTAAAACTGTAAGTCAAGATTGTTCAAACTGCTGTCAGATAAATCAAATTCTATTTTTGTAGTTCTTACACATGAAATTTGTGGATTAACAAAATATAATTTGTGAGTAGTACCAACTCCACCATCCGAAGAAAAATTAATAAATTTGGATTCATTAATATCACTTCTATACTGACATAATCTTATAGAATTAAAATCTGTTTTTAAAACATAATAAACACCATAACCATTAAGTCCATTTATGGGAGAAGTCGAAATATAGACAACTTTATCACCAGTTTCTATATTACCATCATATGAAGAAATATCTATAGAACTATCAGGTACAGAAACATCAGTATTAGAAAAATTAATTTCTCTCATTAAAACTTTTCTGTTTACTGGGTCAAAAACGACCTTAATAACTTCATTGTAATCTGTAGTTAATTTAAGTGTGATAATATCATCGTTACTCAAATTATGATTTGATTTGGTGGTTACTACTCCTAGTATTTTTTCTACAGTTCCTGTGATTTTAGGATTTAAAGTAGTTAATGAGTGAGCGGCTCCAATAACTCCATAAGCAAAAGTTTGATCCCAAAACTCTAGAGAATTTAAATTAGTTCCGATTCCAGTAGAACTCGTAAATCCTATCGTAGATAATCCAATATAATCTTTTCCAAGATTTACTGCATAAACTATTTGATTATTCGACAATTTAATAGATGTCGCAGAACCTACATTATTAACATACAGTGATGTTCCAGCAAAACCAGAATTATAAACCAATGGTTGACCAGTGTAAAACTTATGTGATGGTAAATATATGCTTCTAGAAGGTATAAATTTAGTTTCAAAAGATGTGGTTCCGAATCCAACAACTGTGCGAGTTGATCCGATTGTACCTACACCTACGGAAAATTTAGGGTCAAAAAATGTCGTGTAGTTTTCAAAGGTTACTTCTTTCACATCTCCCGTAGGAATTGTAAATTCTCTGGATAATAAAACTACATTGTCAATTCCTACAGTATGGATTCCAGTATTCTGGAGTCTATTTACATAAAATCCAGATCTTCTTGAATCGATATCGGTGATTAATAATACTTCTGTGCCTATACCGATAAAATCATTAACTTTAAATCCATTGATATCTTTTAATGTTATAAAAGTAGATAATCCAGTAACACCCGTTGTACCAATATTATCAAGTAATTGAGAAGTTTTTTCTGCAACTTGTGCATATTTTATTCCTTCAAACTTGGATGCTGTGATTGTTGATACTCCACTTATTAAAACTGGTTGGCCGTCCTTAATTCCATGTGGAGAACTTGTTTTTACAACAGTATTTGGATTTCTTATGAAAAATTCTACATTTGGAATTAAATCTTCAAATAAACTGAAAGACTCTATTTCTCTGCCATCTAATTCACTTACAACTATATTTGATTGGATTCCACCAGTATCTGATGTGTCTACATCTACTTGATCATTTATTTTATAATTATCACCAGGAGAGAATATAGAAACATCTTCTATTTTACCTGAATTTATTGAACTTACGTAAAACTCCTGTTTATACTCATCCGAAACTTTATCAATTAAATCATAATATGAACTTGATCTATTTAAGTAATAAGGTCCTACATTTCTGGTAAGATTTTTAGTAAAAATATCAAGATCCTGGTTATATGATGGTAAGAAATTCTCAGTTAGTGGTTTATTATAGAAATATGGGCCTACAACATATGGATATCTTGGAATAGCCTCATTTGATGCATTAACATCTATAGTGCAAAAATATGCATAAGTTCCATTTGGATATTCTGGAGTAATACAGAATCTTCCATTGTGTTGGTCTAGATCTCCAGATCCATCATATTCATAATCATCAATAAAAAATCCACTCTCAAACGATGGAGGCCTTATCCCTAATGTTAAATTAGGATTTAACACATAACTAGAATTCATCCTCCTTATAGATCCACCACTAGTAGTATCATATGAGTATGCGCCATAGATTGGATTACCATCATACGCATAACCTAAAATTGGAGAGTGATTTAGAGTACCTGTATTTTCTTTGTTTGAATCCGTAAAATTATCGGAAGATTGATATCTTAAATTTTTAGGAACGTAGAAATTAAAGAACTGCAATTCTGAATTTGGATTTTTACTTGGATAAAGTATTCCATCATCTTCTTCAGAAATTGTATTTTTACTTTTTACAACCTGATTTATTTTCCATTCTTTTACATTAGCTAAAAACTTAGCATCTTGTCCTCTATTTCTTAATACAAGTATAGTATTTGAGGATTTGTACCCAATACCACCAAAAACAATATTAACATTTACTAGTTTACCATCCTGAACGATGGGTTCTATTTGAGCATATTTTCCTTCACCATAGATTATAATTTCAGAATTTTCTCTGAATCCCTTTCCTCTATTAATAATTTGAACATCAACGATTGATCCATCAATAATAATAGGTTTCAAAATTGCTTCAGCAGTTATACTTGCAATTCCAACATTAGGTCTTCTGTGATAGTTAATAATATTTGTACATCCATAGCCAATTCCACCATCTTCCAAATAAACATCTTCGATTGATCCTAGTACAATAGGTTTTAGTTCAGTATTAATTACAGTAGTAGATCCTATCGATAATTTTGCTTCTACATGTATTTGAATTGGGGGGTATCCAACAATGTGAGTTCCAACCCCTAATGAATTAAATTTAACAAATTTATTTTTTATATAATTTTGATCATCTAAGGTTGTACCAATTCCAGCTTCATAAAGTCTAAATTTGTTTACATCAATAACCTTAACATAATAGTTTATTGAAGTAGATAATCCACTTATGGGGGAACCTTGATGAGAATATTTTACAAGGTCAAAATCTTTAAATCCATGACTTTTTGCAAAAATATATGAATCAAAAGTATTAATTCCGGCACTTCTATTATCTCCAGAAAGTACAGATGGAACTCTTACTTTTCTATTGGAATATCCTTGACCAGATTCCTTAACATAAATTTTAGTAAAAGTATTTTTATTCTTTAATGTTGTTATAAAATGAAATCCAGATGAAACGCCAACAATATCGATTTCATTTACTTTTTGAAGAGCATTTGTCTTAGTATTAAAAAGCTTAATCTTATTATCTGTAAGAATGCCAACATAATAGGTTGAGTTATTTACGATTCCAGGTATATTACTATTTTTGTTAGAATCATAAACAATTTCTTCTCCATCTTCAAAAGGAATGGTATTCAAAAACTGTATGGTATTATCTACTGTACTTACATTTAAATCTGCTTTAAATCCTGCAGAAACTCTAGTTTTAACAAAATTAGAGTCCAATATACAACCCGTACCATTTCCGCCGGTTATTGTAATTTTTGGTTTTTCTTGATATCCATATCCAGCATTTAATATTTTAACTTCTCTAACTGAACCAGAAATATTTAAATGGGCTTTGAGTCCTGTGCCAGTTTCATCTTTAATTTCTAAAGGTGGAACATCGATTACATCATAATCTTTTCCGAAATTAGTAACATTAATTGATGTCACATTTCCATAATAAATGTTTTCATCAAATAAATTAGGTGATAATAATTCAACCCCGTTTATCAATAGTCCAACTTCTCTATTAAAAGTTGTTCTTTCATTTAAATCATCAAAAGACTCTCTTGGTTTACTATTATCAAAGTAGAATTTCTTTAGAAGTTTTTGATGTTTTAAAGTTTTATTTTGATATCCAAATTTATATAAAGAATCGCCATCAACTGAAGAAGTGGTTTCAATGTATTTTTTTGAAAAGATGTCTGACTTACTATATGATAATTTTAATTTATTATCATCAATTTTTGTAACATAATATAATCCGGTCAATATTCCAGAAGATGTTTCTGGTAGATAATACACTAATTCACCACTAAACAAGTTATGATTAGAAACATTAAATGTGTCAGTTACGGAAGTTCCTACTGTAGATACTGTATTTTTATTGTCTGTGGAAAAAATGGTATAATTTGGTAAACCAGACGAAGTAACATAGAAATACTTTTCATCTGAATCAATATATGTGTTTTGAATTCCTGCGGGAATATTTTCCAAGTTTGGGAAATAATTACTATAATGATTTGTTTTGTATATTTTCTTTCTTACAATTTTTGAATTTAAAATATTAAAAGATGCAGAATTTAAGACTTGAACCAAAATTCTGTTGCTATATTTTTTAATTGAATCCGAAGTTGAATATTCAACGGATATAATTTCAGCTTCTGTTTTATTTCCTAAACCATCTATCAGTAAAATAATTTCATTTTGATAAAAATAAATTTTATCAAATAAATTAATTCTAAATTTTGTAGCGTCAATTTGTGATATACTTCTTATACTATGATTTGTTGGAATATTATAAATCCAACTATTGAATTCATAACTATCATATAAATCTTTACCAAATCCAGATAGTGAAATAGTATCACCTACTCTTAAATTTGAAGTTTTTGAAAAATCAATATTATCAATTACATTAATAACTCTAAAATTTACCTTAGAAGTATTTCCGACTCCAACATAACTAAATGCAAATTTTTCTTCAATCAAATCAAGTCCAGAATCTAAAAATTTAGTTACATTGGTAACTCCGGTAAATTGATTAATATTTTTACCGGTATATCTAATAGTAATAAAATCTGAATTTTTTGGTTTTACTAAAATAGTTCCTGAGTTAGCAAATCCTACAGTTGAATCAACTAAAATAGTATTACTATTTACCTGAATATCTTCGAGTATTCTAGTTTTACCGGAAACTTGAAAATTACCACTGAATGATGTGCTGTCAAGAGAAATCTCATAAAATTCTTTATCGGCTACAGGTCTATATTCAACATTAAAGATCGAGGCACTTACTGTACCAATTCCAGTTATATTTTGGAATAAAAAATTACCTTTAATATCTACTGGATTTCCACCAGAAATTTTTTCTACTAGTATATTTTTTGTAATAAAATATGAATTTGATGATGGCGAAATAGTGTAATCCTGTGGTTTTATAATTTCAATCTCTGTACCATACAAAATTTTAAATAACAACTTGTATGATAAGTCTGTTCCCTTGGACTTATATAAGTCTTTAATCTTATAAACTACATTTTCAATAGAAATATCTTTATAGAAATCCCTGGACTCAAATCCAGGCAAAAACTCATATTTGAAATTTTCAAAGAATTTAATTAAGAATAAATTACTTAAATTCTGAACTACGCTGTTATCAGAATGTTCTGAGGCTTGGGTTGTGGTAAAAACTAAAAATTCTGGATTATCTAAGGATTCAAGGTTTTCAATTCCACTGAATCCTCGAATACAACCTTGGAAAGAAGTTTCAGTTTTAGACAAATAAGTAATGATTTCATCATTAATTTTTAACAGTCCATATGAGTCTGGCCAACCTTTAGTAGACTCAACATTTATGACATCATCAAAAGATAAAACATCAGAAGTTAAAGCAGTTTCTTCAGTTAACTCTACATTGTTAAATGTTTTAGAATTTTTATACTTTGCAATGTTCGAAATAATATCAATCGGTCCTGATTGATACTCTAACGAATGGTAATATTGCTTAAGAAAATCCGAAAAAAGAGGAGATTCTATAGACAAGAATTCTGGAATTTGTGTACCAATGATCGAGCTGATTTTTACTCTTTTGATTTCTGACATTTTATCTCGTATACTTTCCGTTTAAATAACTTGATGTAACAACATATTGAGTTGCAGAAGAATTCTCACCAGAACTTACAACATCTTCTATAATATTTACCATAGATTTTTGAACATCTAATTGTAAATATAAATCCTGAAGTCCTATGATATCATTTGATTCTGGGATAGCCTGAACTTCTATAAATCCATTTGCCAATACTGATGATGTTATGTTAACAACATCCAAAAGAATTTCACCTCTCTTATAATTTATTGTACCTGCATTATTTTTTATAATGACTGGAAGATTATTTTCCAATTTAAAGAAGAATATAATTCCAGTATTTTTGTCCGTAGTTGATGTAGTGTCTGCCATGTAAATCACATCAGATACACCGTTAATAAAAAAGCCGGTGGATTTTACCGAATATCCTCCAGTTTTAATATGTATTTGATTTCCAAAACAAAGTTCATAAGTTGCAAAAGTATTTAATTCTGGATTTAAATCTCTCCTCATCTTAACTTTTGTTATGTTAGATGTAATAGATTTATCACAATCATCTATAAGACCAATAACTTTACTATACTTAAATCTACCACCAAAACTATTAACATCCTTAGAGTTAGAGTATGCAGTTAAAGTATCAACTACCTTTGTTTTAACTATTTCTGGATTACTCAATCGATTGACATTATAATATACCGAAGTATCCAATTCCACATACAAATAAGATAGGTCAACTATTTCTGGTTTAATACCAGCAATTGAATACTTCTTGATTGTATTTAAGATATTTTGTTTGGTAATCTGTGATAAAAATGTTCCATTTCTTGGTTTAATAGATATAAAAACTTTCCCATATTCTGGTGGATCCAATTCATCTCCACCATAAGAATTTACAGACTCTACATTAGGATAGATGTATGGAATGAGAGATTTATAATCATTTGCAGTTACTGCTCTATATTGAGATGCATAAACTTTTGGAGCAAAATACTTAATAGAATCTACTGGTTCTATGTCATCACCGTTCTCTGATTTTAATTGAGTTAGAACTAATGAAATTCCTGTAGTTATGTCAAGTAAATTATTGTCTTTTAATCTACCCGAGAAGGTAAAGTTTGTAGCTCCATTACCTAAAGATCCATTTGTAATAATATAACTAATTTCTATTCTGCTACCATTGGATGGTTTTTTACCTATAATATCATCTCCAAATCTAATTTCATATTTTGAATCCGCTACTTCCTGAATTAGAAAAATTCTAGAATCTTTTCCGATATTTAATAACGTGTCGTATTGATTATATATTTCAGTTACTTGATTAGTAACTTTAACTCTAATTGTAGTTGTATCTACTCCAATATTTGGGAGAATAAATCTTTGATTTGGTTGAGATTCATCTACTATAAATGTACTAGTTAGATATATGCCTTCGTAAATTTGCAAATTATCAAATAAAGCAATTCCATCTGTATCGACAGGAGTAATAATATCTTCAGGTATTGAAAAAATATAATTTCCATTAGTTACTGCACCAAGGGCTACTTGTCCAGCAAGTAACTTAACACTTTTAGCGTTTGTTTGACTCATATCAACGCTAAAATTTATTAAGGCCCTAGAAGATCTTTTCGATCTTGGCAGATAACCAATGTTTCTCGATAGTGAAACTACGTTTTCTCTGAGAGTAGCACTATCCAGAAACATCTCATTAACTGCCATATTTGAATTATAGGCAGTTATGTAACTATTATACGCTAATAGATCAATTAAAACCGAAAAATTAGAACCTTCAAAATCAAAATCAGTAAATTGACTGTTTACGCGCAAATAGTCTTTGATCTGAGTCCTAAGATCACCGAAATCTAAATTTGTAAATTGATTGAATGACATTAGACTCTAGTTGGTTGTAGTATGAAGTCTACAGTTTGAGTTGGAGAAGGAATTCCAATAATAGTGTAAGCTATTCTTACATTAACTTCATTAGAATCATCAGGATATGTAACCAAAACAGAGGATAAGGAAATCCTAGGTTCAAAGTTTTTCAACAAAGTTGTTATACTTAACTCCATAGAATATGCCATCTCTGGAGTTTGCAACTCAAACATAGAATTTTCAACTTTAGATCCCAAAAGTGGGTTAAAAAATCTCTCACCTATTTTAGTTCTAACTAAATTGATAACAGATTTTTTAACCGCATCATCATCATTAATTGAAAGAATATCATTAGTCACAGGATTCCTTACAAAAGAAAGACTTATATCTTTAAATTTGCGAGAAAGCCTAATCATTACTCAAACTAAGGGTATTTATTATATGTATACGACCTTTTTACCACTTTTTACCGTAAGTTGGTTCAGTACCATATTCCCAATCATCGTAATCTTCATCATTACGAATTTTTTCATGAAGGTCTGTTTGTTTTTTTAAATCATGGTGAGGTGCTGAATCATGCATGACTTCTTGAATCACTCTTTTTTGAGGATTTACACCATAATCTGTAACCAATTTTGTGGTTCCCCACATTTTATGCATGTAATTTGAGTCTCTATCTACGGATAAGTTTGACATTTTAGCTCCTGATTTGAAAAATCAGAACTTTTTACGGGGTTGCTATCCCGAAATGTCAAAAATTTTTACTTTTACTCGTCTTCTGTAGTTTTTTCTGCATATTTGAAGTCATCTCCAAGTATTTCTTTGAGATATTCTTCGGTCCAATAGGTGTAATATTCTGTTTCCATCAATTTTTTACGAATTGCGCTCAATTTTTTCTTAGATTGACACAAAATTAAATTATATTTCTCATTATTTGTCTTTACTCCACTTATGAAAGTATCTCTGGAGGACAAATCTTCGAAAAATTTGTAATATTGGAACTTTTCATTGTAATGTGAGACCCATGTTTGGACTTGATCTGGTCTCCAAAAGTCTTCAATAATAAAAATGATGACATCATGACCTGGTTCAGGCACAATGTCATCAATAGTAGTCTCTACAATTAAAGTTTTTGAGTTTTGAGCATATGGGCAAACAGCAAATCCACCTAATTCAGGTCGATTCTTGGAAACTTCTCCAATCCATTTACGAATATATGCTTCTTTTTCCGACATATCATCCTGCAGCGAGTGGTGAAGCAGGATTTGGTTTAGAGGGTGCAACTGTCCCTGCATTTGCAGCTACATCATAACCAAAAACATTTGCAGTTTCTGGTGGTGTTACAGGTGCATCTGCCTCTGATGGACCTACTTTTGGTGTTGTTTCAGACATTTCTTTAAAAAACTACTGCTGAAATTATTTAGACTGTTTATTTACCTTGTCCGCGATATGGCTTCCTGGCCTTATTACGACTAGTTGCCGCATACTTAGTTCCATTTCCCATTCCCTGTCGAGTGAGTTTGGGCTTTCCAGGGAGATAACCAGTATTCTTATTCAATCCACCTTTTGCTTTTACTGCCATTTTTAATACCTCACAATTGGTTTAGTTTGCGCGCTGAAATTGACTTCGAACGCGCCAGAAATCAAATAATACGAGTCTTTTCGTGACCCACACGGATCTTCGGATCACACCAGATCTCAAAGCCCGCTTTAATTGCATCAAGACAGAACGAAACGTCTTCACCACACATATCCTGAACTTCGCCAGAGTCAAATACTTGCATCTTAGGCGCGAACCAGGGGTACTCTAGAGACTCGAAGACACCATGTTTGATAAGAACCCACCCGAACCCAGTATAGTCCACCGTGAAGGGTTTCCGGCGCTTACTCATGGTCTCACCGGTCTCATGATTCATCACACCACCATTGTTCTTAAAGTCATCTTCTTCAAGCCAATGAGCAACAGAAGTTGTTTGACCATCCTCAGTCATGTACCAACCAGCTGCAATATCTCTATCCATTGCAACGAGACGATAAAACTTCTCAGTATCGAAAACAATATCGTTGTCAATCCAAAGTTGGTAATCGTACTTCAGTTTACCATCCCAAGGAATCTGTTTTGGTCCACGCAGAACGTTTGCTCCAAGAACTTTGCAACGTGCAAAGTTAACCATGGAAGAATAGTCCTGTGAAATTTGAATGGATGCACCATTCTGAACTAAATCAAAACACAGTTGAACAAAATTCTTCAAAAAGATATAAGAACATCCACGACCAGGAAGACAGAAGATAATTGATTTACCGCGAATCATCGCTTTCGCGGCTTCAATATCAAATTCATCCTCATTCTTTTTTGGTGTTGGTGCTGTAGCTTTAATTGTAAATCCTTTAGACATAAAATTAGAATTGCAACGTTATCATTCTACCATTACAAATCAAATCATGCAATGGTTTCTGTGTTATTTAGAAGAAAATTCAGACGCACTCTTCTTCAACTTTAATCAATAAATCTTCAATTTCATTCTTAAGAGAATCATTAATGACTAAAACTTTATCCGTATCTAGACGATGTTGAATGCAATCAATTAATAGATCTTTTTCGTAATGGTCCAGTTTAAGTTCCATATATTTTCATGTTCATATCAAACATTATATATG